TATAATTCTTCAACCTCTTTGATAATTTCGTCAAAGTCAGTTAATTTATAATATTCAACGAAGAACCCCTCACCAAAACGTTCATACACATTCATCAAGCGAATATATTTATCTCGCAAATTTCTTGTTTTTGATAGGTTAGTTGATACTGTACAAAATATTTCTACATTCTTTCTTGATAACTCTGCATTATAAGCTACAGGACTCATTCCTTCTAATTCAGTTATAATAGTGTCCATCCATTTCATTTCCTCATTGTAGTTTTGTGTCATTGTGTTTGCTCCTTTGTTTGTTTTTTTGTAATCTTTCTTGATTACATTTATAGTATATCACGTACATTATGTATTGTCAACAGCTTTACTGGAAAAAAATGCAAAAAAATAAGCCTACCCCAAAAGGTAGGCTTAAATGTTTTATGAAAGCAATTCGTTCACTCTGTTTTGAACGGCTTGAGCGTCATAACCTGCATTTGTTAAATTGTCGTTTCTTTCTTGACCGTTGCCCCAAAGACCTTGGATAACCTCATTTGCCACGCTATCAAGATTAGTGTAATCACTTTGAATGTAATCGCCATTTAAAAGAGCGTTAACTCTATTTTGAACGGCTTGAGCGTCATAGCCTGCATTTGTCAGTCTGTCATAACGTTCTTGTCCATTCCCCCATAAACCTTGTAAAACTTCATTCGCAACGCTATCTAGGTTTGTAGCGTTATCAACATAGTCGGTTGTTGTTTCGCCACTTAAAAGGCTGTTAACACGATTTTGAATTGCTTGTGCATCGTAACCAGCATTTGTTAAATTGTTGAAACGTTCTTCACCATTTCCCCACACACCTTGCAATACCTCTTGAGCGACTTCATCTACTGACTTACCACCGCCACGATTTTGTTTTGGTTTTTCTGATTGAACACTTTTTTGGACAGTAGGTTCGCTTGAAACTTGACCGAGCATTTCATCGACTGTTGAGCCTAAACTAGCGAAGTATTGCATACGTGAAACGAAATAATTCTTTACGCTTTCCGTTGAATTTCCGTGTAATTCCATACTACGATGTGGGCACGTTGTTGGCACGAACTCGTGATGTAATCTAACAGTGCTAGTATTGATTGGCAATCCGTAATAGATTAAATCTTCCGTTGCTTGCATTAAAGTCACGTCTTCGTTTTGCAAGAATTCTTCATCGCTTACTTTCATGCTTTCGCAAACCTCATATCCGATAGAACGGCAATTACTCCACCAATCGCCTGTGTGGTAGCCGATGTTAAACGTATCAATAACTCGTGCGATTGTGTTGCGATTGCAGTAGTAGTGTGCAATCCCAAGTGATTTATCACGATAACGCAACCAGTCCACGTATTGCTCTGGCGTCATACTTCCTGCGTCATTGTGAATTACAACGAAATCGATACTTTCTAAACGTCCTGCGTCCATTAAATTTTCATTGATTTTATTTACCATTTTAATTCCTTCTTTCTTGTTAATTCGTTAGTTTACAGGCCAAGGGTCGTCTGTGAAATAACTTATGTTAGAAACCCTAATGTCGCCAATGTCTTTATCTGCTGGTATTGGTTCTAAGAATTGGAAACGTAAGTGATTTGCGTCTCCGTATCCACCTAAGTACCAAGTTCCATAGGGAATACCATCATCATTATAAATTGGTCCGATTAATGATGTTGCTGTTCTGTAACCATAGGGCATTTGTCCGTTTGTTAAGATGAAAACTTTCTTTTCACGATTTCCAGGATGTGCCACGAATCCTAGACCGCCACGGCGAACAATACCGAACCAACCCCATTGTAAACCGCCAAATTGTAATTGCACTATATCATTAATTCTTCGTGCTTTTACGTATGAATTACCTAGTTTTGAAGCTGAATTTAAGGTTTTCCAACCAGTGTCACCGTTTAACACCGCCCAACCTTGATTTCCTGAAGGAGTTCGTTTAATCCATTTCAGAGCACCATTTGTTTTGGCTGTGTCAACATAAGTTTGACCTAGTTTACCTTCTACTTTTCCATTTGGCATACCAGCACCAGTAAGTTCACTAGACGAAGTCGAAGCGGTTTGACTGGTTTCTGGTAAAGTTACCGCTCCTCCTCCGTCTGACAAAATAAGCGTGTTTCCGTTTAAAGTTAGCTTTTGAGGAATGCCTACACCATCCGCACCTTTAGGACCAGTCAATCCGATTGGACCTTGAGGACCAGTAGGACCGACTTGCCCTTGTTCCCCACGCTCTCCTTTTGGACCTGCTTGTCCGTCTTGTCCTCGTTCTCCTTGAACACCTTGAGGACCGATTGGACCTTGAAGTCCGTCTGCACCTCTAGGACCTTCTGGACCTCGTTCGCCTTGGATACCTTGTGGACCTTGAGGACCAGTCAAGCCTTGTAAACCTTGTGGACCACGTTCTCCAGTTTCTCCCTTGTCGCCCTTAGGACCAGGAGTTGATGAAATAGTCCGCAATTCTTCTTTTGTAGCAAATGAGCTTGTATTAATACTAGGCTTGCTCTCTAAGGCTGATACACGCTCTCTGAGGGCGGTATCGTCATAGACGGTGTCTTTATCCGTCTTTGCTTTTAAAGTCTCAATTTCACTTGAAATTTGCTCAATTTCAGCACGTTCAACTTTGTTTCCCAGTTCTTGCTTAGTAGCGAATGAGCTTGTGTCAATTTCTGGTTTCGTTTCAAGCGCTTGTAATCGTCTCAAGATTTCCGAGTCGTCAAAGGTTGCACCTTCGACATGAATATTCTTGATTGCCTCTTCTAATTCAGCCTTTGTTACAATATCTGTTATCGCTATGATGCGTTTTGTGTCTTTCTCAATGATTGGTAATTCGCTGTGCTTATCAATTTCTGACACACGAACTCCAAACGAGAATTTTAGCAAATCTGCTGATTGTACGACTTTTTCAGCATAGACATATCCATACACAATTTCATCCGTTGTAATTAAACTGGTATCGAATGGAACTTCAACCACGTTCCCAACCACGTTTCCAGACACTTCTAAGAAACGATTCGTCGTTTTGAAGTGGAATAAAACTACAATCTTTTCAACGTTAACTCCGTCTAACTTCAACTCGATAAATGCGTTGTTTTTATCGTGTGAATAAAACTCCTCTTTTATGCTGTAAACATTATCTCGGACGTTGGCGCATACGCTTGCTTGTCGTTTAATAATTTTTTTCAATGTTTGTCCCCCTTTCATACAAAATGAAGAGGGAAGTATAAAGACTTCCCTCTTTTAATTTAATCTTCGCTCGGTTCGTGATACTCAAGCGCTCTTGAACTATCAGTCAGTCCAGCGGTTGTAGGGTCGTTAACAACTCCAATCAATACTAAAAAGGCAAACAATACATTGATAAACACCAGAATTTTATCAACAGTATCGCCAAACTCCAATTTAAAATTGAAGATATTCGCAAAGGCTTGTGCAAGCAATGCTAAAGCTGGCACTAATGTAAGCCAAAAATTTTTATTTTTAATTCGTACTTCCCAGTTAATTTTATCCATTATCTTTCCTCCACAATTTCCAGTTTGAGAAATTTCTCAAACAATATTTTTATAGCACCATTTCCACCCAATTCAACGTAACTTTCATATAGCCGAGTTAATTCCTCAATCTCATGCTGATTTGTTCTCCCACGTCTGATTGCTTTTTTTAGATTTTCCTGCAATCGAAAACGTTGTAGACGTTGCAAACCTTTTCTAATAAGCGAGAGATTGGTACGATTATCTCGCCCAATCTCAGTAACTTCGCCCACTGATTTTTCAAGCTCACTTATTTTGTCAGCAAGAACATTGATTTGCTTTTCAGTCTCTTTTGTATTTTGAGTACTTTTAAATGAGAAATAACTTGGAATTATCACAATCAAAACGGGCGTGAGTTTATCGATTAATGTTAAAAATTCCAATTAAACCACTCCCCTTTTTAACTAATTCTATTGTAATGGCTGTGTGTCTAGCTCGTTGGCTGGTCTTTCTTGTTTAGGTTCAGTCCATTTCCAAATACCAAGTTTTCCGTTTTGCTCTAATGATGCGAGCTGTTCAAGTGTTTCCCCTTGATAAGTGAATGGCTCGTTTACTTGAACCATAACACGACGTCCTTCTTGGTATTTTTCAATGTGGTTAGGGTTTTCAAGTGTGAAAATTTCTTGAGATTGGTAAGTTTTTCCAACTTTTCCAAGGTCAACTAATTCAAGTCCACGTTTGAAAACAGTAGGGTCTAATGGATTGTCCGTATCAGTCACACGAGCCAATACTGCCCAATCTGCTACCGCTTTTACCTCTGCGATTTTAGCATCTTTCTCAGCAAGTTTTCCTTCATATTCTTGCGCTTGCGTTTGCAAGTCTTCTTGAAGTTTCTTCACTCCCTCGGCTGGATTGAATTCAGTAGTCACTTGTCCGATAACTGCCTTAATTAGTTCATCGTCTGACTCGTTCACACGGTCGCCAATTAAAACACGGTCAAAAGCCGTATATGGCGCTTCTTGTCGAATCGCAACGAAAGTGCGGTTATTTTCTTGTAAATATTTGTTGATAACTTTAAAAACCATATATTATTGTTCCTCTTCTTTCTCTGTTTGTAGTTGTTTGATTTGCTCTAATGCCTCTTCATATAGAGCCTTGTAATTAGCACATTCAACAGTTTTATTTGCCAGTTGAATTGCTAAGTCATTGATAATCTTATCTTGAGTGTTCATTTGCCCTCCGTTATTTCCATCTATCGTGATAACCTCGTGTGTAGTTTCCTGCTTTTGCTCCAAGATTTCTAAAGTTGTCGTAAATGTCATTTAAAATCAACGACAATTTTACTCCTTGAATAACAATCTCGTCAACTCCTGCAAGGGTGTGTGTGCCTGTATCAATAGATACTTCTTTCAATCCAGCTTGTGCGCTCTGGTTAAATGTTATTATTTGACCGTACATGTTGACGGCACTTTTAACATCGCTTCCACTTCGTCCGTTCCATATTTGTAGTCCTGCGATTGTGTGGTCCATTTGTTGCAATCCGTTTCTATTACTTAATAATGCTGTGTATGAACCATCAACACCGTTGATGTTACCAGCTCCAAACGCAAGATACTGCAATGGACGACCTGAAAATCGGTTTCTTATACCTACTCCAAAGCCGTTCATATCAATTTGACCTGTTTGCAAGTCGAATGTAGTATTTCCGTTTAATGAGGAAATGCGTCCTCCCTTGATATGGTCTCCTGTGAAATCAACGTTTTTGATTTTTGTAATCGTTGCTTGCTTTGCGAATAATTCATCTATAAACGCTTGTTGCGATACTAGTCTTTGAATTAATGCGGTATCAATTTTAATCTTATCTGCCGTAACCGACCCAGCGTCCAATGCATTTGCGGTAACTGACCCTGCAGCGAACTTGCTAGAGGTTATCGCACCGTCCACAATCATGTCAGACTTAACCTTAATCTTAGGAGCGATGATGTCAACTCCTCTAGGGCTTGTGGAAATGGTTGAGGCTAGTTGTTCCCCTGTAAGAGTAGTTGAGCCAATAACCACTCCCTCTGGAGTAACCTGCACCCTAGCACTATTAGAAGCGTTGCGAACTTCCTGTCTGATTTCGTTTGCCGTTTGTGCAATCGCACTCTTAACATTCGTATCGAAGAATTGAGTCAATGCTCCTTGGTTGCTCTTTTGAATTTTACTCCACAGTGTACTGTTTTGGTCTCTCATTTCTAGCTCGATTGACCTCATATCCTTAAACAATCCAGATAAAGTCCGTTGCGTAACCATAGGCTCAACAAAGCTCGTAGGAAAATCTCCTTGCTCTAACTGAATGTCCGTCAACACCGTGTCTCCAGCGCACCCCATGTGATGAAGCTTCAGCAGTTCATCGCGTGTCCGTGGTTGAAATACCTTGTAATATCGCCCGTTATGCTCAAGAGCAGGCGCACGGACGTTTTGAATAGTGATGTCCATCTTTAACCTCCGTAAACTTTAATAGGAATTGAACCGTAAAAACTTCGGTATCGGTTAAATCCAGTTTTTCGTTCAAATTCTTCTAGGGATTCTGTGAAAGTTACATAAGTTTTCCCTTGCTTATTTTCAATGAGAGAAAACGAAATTTCTTTTCCGTTTATCTCAACTGTTTTTATCTTATTTTGTGAAAAATCCTTATTCAGCGTTATTTGTTTGTTACGACTATCATAATTTATTGACACGTCGCCACTAAATAACAGTCTTATTTTCATCCAGACAAGCCTTGAACCGATGTAACGCTGTGTAACTTCCTTGTTACCAACATAAATTCCTTCTCTAGCCATAATACCTCCTACTCATAGACGTCATAGATAGTAGTGCTATCTTTAGTAGAAAGTGCATCATACTGAGATTTAGAACCGAACCAATATTTTAGAGGTTGTCCACCGTTTTGATTAATAATATTTTGACCAGGCGCGCCGTCTGCTCCTCTAGGTCCTGTTGGTCCTGCTGGTCCTTGAGCACCTCTTGCACCGTCTGCCCCTTTAGGACCAGTTAAACCGATAGGTCCTTGTTCTCCACGAGGCCCAACGTCTCCTTTTTGTCCTGGCGTTCCGTTTTCCCCTCTAGGTCCTGCTGGTCCCATTGGACCTGGAGCGCCTTTTAACGATTCTCTTTGTTGACTTGTAAGTTCCTCGAATCGCATGACTCCATCCGCGCCTTTTGGTCCTTGTTCCCCACGTTCGCCGCGGTCGCCTTTTGGTCCAGTTAGATATTGCAAGGATGAAAAACGGTCACGTCCGTTCCCAACTTTTACATTACCTGTGTCACTCTCAACACCTAACTCGCCTTCAAGCAGAACAAGAGGGCTATTTGCCCAATCGCTCGCTGTCATTCGTTTGTGCTGCACTCTAATTGGAATTGTTTCCGTCATGTTCTACCTCCATCAAAAATAAATGTTGGACTCTCGTTCCAACTTCCGTCATATACTGAATTTTGCCCATCAGCAACCGTCTTATAGACTGGTTCTAACTCAAATCGATTTGTCCGATTGTCAACCATAATTGAATGTTCTATGTTCTGGTACCAATCCCCAGAAAATGTCAATCTGTAAGCACCATTGTAAACCGCCAAGACCTGTTCCTCTTTTTGAGTCAAGTCTTTGTCAATCTCTGGCAAAGGCGAATTGATAGGCGATAAATGAACGTGTCCACCATAAAACGGTGTTTTGTTTACCGTAACAGTAATGTCCGTTTTTCCGTAAGGCGTACATGTTGCCGACCAGCTTATCACGTACTGCTTGCCTAATTCAAAACCTTCTCCATTGTGTCCAACTTCGACATAATCAGTACCATAGGCAATTTTTTTTGCTGTGCTACCGTTGAGACGGTTTTTATTGTAAATAGCTGTTCCGTCTCCACCAATCAGTCCTGCATTTATTCTTGCGGTTTCGCTGACCTGTTCCAATTTCTTGCTTAACTCAGCAATTGAGTCCGCACCGCTCATTAGTTCCTCTCGGATACGCTTAACAAACTCTGGACGCTCTTTTTCCATTTCCTCATGGATTTTAGTGCCTAATTCCTCTGTTTTGTGTTTGTATTCTTTTAGAGCATTGTCAATTTCAAGCTCTATGATACGAACTTTTTCGTCAATTTCCTTGTTGCGTCTTTCAACCTCTTTCGCAATAGATTGGTCGAATAGTGACTCGGTAAAACCTTTCACAACCTCTTTGATTGCCTGTTGACGTGTCGCACGGTCTTTCGCTTGCAACGTTTGATAATCTCCAAGCTCAGCGACCGAGCGGTTATTATCAAGTTTGTCGATTGTTAGCTTGTGAATTCTAGCCTCGAATGAAATTCCTATCTGGTCTCTTACAATTCCGACGCTATCTCCAATCCAAATATCATTTTCAATCGCATTGGCTAAATCTAGGAGATTAGCTTTAAATGTTACGATTGGAACAGATAAACGTTGTAACTCTTTGTAAGTCGCTTTTAATAGTTCAACTGGGTCTTCAATATCCTCGTTTGTATACACGGCAAACCGATGCTTAATAACTCCGTTTTGGTGTAAACCATAGATATTTTTTGCAGACTCATTTGTTACATAATTTTGACCTGCTGGTTTATCAACAAGGTCGCCTCTAGCGACAGACCAATCAACTTCTTTAAATTGAATTCTGCGACCGTAACCGCCTG